GAAAGATACTGTAAGCACGGATGATGTGGACCAGACGGCGGGTGCTGATGATTTCCTCAATACCACCATCGTAGAAGGTTTTGCGGATGATGTCTGCCCAATCGACCAGGCGCTTGCAGAAGTCACGGTCTTCCACACCCAGATCCAGAGCGATGCCTTCCAGAATCTTCTGTTCGGTTGCAGGAGCAGGATAGGACTGCTCAAAGGTCACAGGGAAGCGTTCAAGGAATGCCTCATTGAGAACGTTAGTGCCAATGAATCGACCATCATCAGAACCCTTACCCTTGGTGTTGGCAGTGGCAATCACATTGAAACCAGCGGCAGGTTTCACGAATCGACCAATCTTCTTGAGGAAGACACCTTTACCTTCCAGAACAGATTGCAGGCACAGAATCTTGTTGGAAGCAAGGTCAATCTCATCCAGAAGCAGGATTGCACCACGCTCCAATGCTTCAATCACGGGACCATTATGCCAAGCAGTTTCGCCATTCACCAGACGGAAACCACCGATTAGATCATCCTCGTCAGTCTCAATAGTAATATTGACACGAATCAGTTCACGCTTAAGTTGAGCACAAGCTTGCTCCACAGAGAACGTTTTACCATTACCCGAAAGACCCGTAATGAACGTCGGATAAAAAAGATTGGAAGAAATAATTTTTTTAATATCATTAAAGTTACCAAACTTGACGAAGGTATCATCTTTATCAGGAATAAGGTTTTGATGGACTTCAGGAAGAACAGAAACATTTTGAAACGAACGTTCAATTTCTTGAACTCGTTCTTGAGTTACTTCAAGATTCCAACGACCGCGACCAATTTTAAACTGCTCAAGACGCTTGGTTACAGTCTGGTAAGCAATAGACCTTGAGGCACAGTAACCGCGAACATCAGCAGCAGTAAATTCTGTACCAAACGTGCTCTTGAGATCATTAAGGATTTGATCGTCGGTCATTTGAGTGCGAGGCATAATCAGGTCGTTTGTTTCAACTGAAGTCATTATAGAACAAAAAAAGGGTCACTAGGACCCCTAGTGGTCAGTTGGTCAACTGGTTCTTGAGTTTTTCAATATATTCTTTGCTACCAATATGACCTTTATATCCAGGATAATACTTTTCCACCATAGCACCAATACCCATAGCAGTGATAGCACTATCACATTTTACCCAAACTTCTTTGGTATCATACTTAATAACGTGTTCAAGTGGGAATTTAGATTTCATTTTTCAACTGTAAATGTTTTGTTTTTAACTTTAGTATCAAACTCACCAGTTCTACCTGGTTTCATACTACCAATTTTAACATTCTTTCCTTTACCAGGCCAAGATGTCTTCGAAGTACCTTTAAGAGTTGCTTCCCCACCTTTTTTGCGTTGAAGAAGCACAGAATCTTGGTCATACTTTTTACCAAGTTTTTCAATTGCCTTTTTAAACTTTCTCTTACCTTTTTTGCCAGGAGTGATAATGTGAGATTTTTCGCCCACTTTTTTCTCCTGTGGAGTTCCTGGATTTTCAGTGTATCTGCCAGCAACCTTAGTAGGTCCAGGAAGACCAGCACCTCTTACATCTCTTTCAAGTTGTTTTGAACGTGCTTTATTTTCTGCTTTAGATTTGTCTCCCCTTTGAGCAGACATAATTGCCATTCCACCTTTTTTGGACTTACTCATTACACGAGTGAGAGAAGTTTCACTCAAATCATATTCAACAGATTCACCTCTTGCTTTGCGTTTTGCAAAATCCATATAAGACTCACCTGGTTTTAGTTTTTTACTATAATCAGGTTGTGTTTGAGTCGAAATTGATTGACCACGATCTTCTTTTGAACGAAGTTTCGGGCCTCTCCCTGGCATAAGTTTGTCTTGTTCTGGATCTGGATGCCACCAATCACCAGCTTCAGCAACAAACTCTCTGTAAGTTTTCATATTAGCAGATACTTTTTAGGTATTTATGCGACGAGAGAAATAAACTCACCAAGAACTTTTTTGTTGAGTTTTTTGGTTTTTAGAGACTTCACAAAAGCAGATTTAATTTGAGCTTTAGATGCGTCTTCAGCGACATCAAATTCAGAGTCCTGAGAAAGTGTGGAAGCAGAAAGTCCAAAGTAAGCGTCATATCCAGAATTAATAATTGTAAAACTCCTCAATTTCTTCCAATCATTTTGGATTTTTTCATATTGCTTATCACCAATTTCGTGGTACATACTGATAAAACGATTAGCATTGCGACTTTCAAGAACACGAATACCAATGAAGTTTACCGAAGAAAACTTGTCCTTCAAATTACGAAGAAGAACATCAGTGAATTGATGATATCCATAATCAAACTTGTAGGTAGTTCCAAGTTTACGATCTCGCAAAAAAGTTTTAATAGGATTTATTCCACGAGCACCAATGTAAGGCTCAGATTCCCAATTGCGTTTTACTTCAACGTGATAAGGAAGATAATTTGCCTCACCATCAGTTAGAACAATACATTGAACCTTTTGGAGTTTGTTTTCTTTTTGAAACTTGGGAAGAATTTGATGAAGAGAAATGAGTGCCTCATTCAAGGGAGTTCCAGAAAGACATAGACGAGTAGGATACGTATAAGCAGATCGATAAGTATCAGAAAAACAAACAGCAAGACGCCAAACATTCAACAGTTGGTGTTCCAATTCTTTACCAGAAACTTTGCTAGTAAGAAGGTTCATCAAAGAAAAAGTTTCATCTACACAAAGAGCACCTTCTTTCTTTTCATAATGAGAAGTACGATCTGCTGCTTTAAAAGTTCCTGAAGTATAGTCATATTCACCACGCCTCCACTCATTCGTAAAAGCATAAACCTCAAAAGGAATTGCAACTTTCTTGCAGAACCACACAAGATTAAAGAGTTGTTTGCAAGTATCCATAAGAACATTTTGCATAGAACCACTCCAATCCAACACAAACACTAGACCGTGATTTTTCCCATCAGGAACCACAGTTACTTTTTTAAAAAGATCTTCACTATATTTGTATGTGTGAAGACGAGCAGTATCAAGAACACCAGTACGAGCAGTTGATGCACGAGCATATTGATCTGCTGCCTTGCGACACTCAAACTCTTTTACCAGATAATTAACTTCTTTCTGTGCAGACAGTTTGAATTTTTTAAACTCAGTGTCCGCATTTTCAAACAAATTATCAATTGGGAGATGTTTGTAATTATTTTTTAGATTTTCCTCATATGATTTTTGTTGTTGAGCAAAACAAGCATCAATGTCTTCGTGAACATCTACATTCTTACCGATTACAGTATCAAGATTAACTTTGGGAACTTCAATATAAACATTCTCATATCCATCTTGATTCACCAAATCACGAATTTTATCCTCCAGAGAATCAGCAGTGCGAACTTCTGGTTCTTCTTCATCTCCAGCAGATTTGACCTGAGTTTCTTCACCTTGAGCGGTTTGACTATTTCCCTCAGGTTCTTGAGGTTGGGAGTTATTACTATCACCTTCTTCCTCAGAAGAGGAGTCATTAGTTTCCACAATTTCGTTGGCAGGAGATTGAGAATTCTCCTGTTGCTCATGAGAATCAAAGTCAACAACTTTTTGCTGTTGTTCTTTTTCTTTTTTACAGTACTTGTAAAGTTCTTCTGCAGCAATCAAAACATCTGCAAAACTTTCTGCGGATGAAATTAAATCAACAATTTCTTTTTCTTCTGGTTTAAAGTTCAGAGAAATAAAATTACCAACTTTAAAGTAAAGGTTTACACGATCAGCAAGATTAAAGGTAGAAATATTTTCATCAGCGATTTGAAAAAAATCTTCTTCGTTTAGTTCTTTATATCCAGTAAAGAAAGTTTTAGAGAGACCCGCATAACGACGCTTCATCAGTTTTTCAATGCGAACATCCTCCACCACATTTACAAACTGCGAGGGAACTTTTACTTTCTCCAGCCAGTCTTCATCGGGCGTATAAAGAGCGTGACCAACCTCGTGGCCCACCAGGAGGTCATAAACAGTATCACTTGCCTTTTCCCACAAAGGAAGCGTCAGTACACGAGTATGAACATTAAAACAAGCAGTAGAAACTTGTTTATGCTCTACTATAAGATCTTCAGTAGCAAGCAGTTTTGCAAGTTGAGATTTGATTTCGTGACGAACTGGCATTGGTTTTGTTTCGTATGAACCCATCATAAAACGAAAGGTCGCCTTTTAGGCGACCCATATGACGCTTTTTGAACTGGGCGAGTCGTGCTTTCGCTTGCCTTAATGCTTGCGGTTTAAGTTTTCGTTTTTGTTCCTTCTTGGAATGGTGCTGCCAATTTGGAGTGTTCATTGTTCTTTGGTGTATCAAGACACCATACGTGAAAAACCTTTGACTTTTTCAAAACGTAGGACAGATTCAAATTTGTCCTCCAATCCAGTCTTATGAGAGATGACAAATATATTAGCATCTTTAATTACATAACGAATAATCTTAAGAAACTCTTCGGTTCCAAATCCATCAAGTGAAGAATCAAAAACCTCATCCATAATAAGAAGATTTGTATTCACAGAATTTTTCATTCTCGCAACTTCTCTCCAAGTAAAGAGAAGTGATAGATCGATTCTCATTTTTTCCCCTTCACTAAAAGAAGCATAGGAGAAATCTTCGTGAATGGGTGACTGGACGGTTTCGTTAAACTCCTCATCAAGCGTGAAGTTAATATAGAAATCCATCATCTGAAGATAACGGTTAACTTGCTGATTTATCAGCGGTAGATACTTCTTAATAATTTTGGATTTTACTCCGCCGTCTTTGAGCAAACTATACGTAAAATCGTAATAGTTAACTGAGTCTTTTTTAGAAACGAGTTCGTCGTATGTAGTTTTTAAGTTGTCTTTGAAGGATTCTAACTTCTCATGTTCAGAATTTCGGTTTGCAAGGTTCTCGGTAAGAACTTGAATTTCATGTTCAAGATCTCTGATTTGTCTCTGACATCCAGAAATCTTGATATTGTTTTGAGAAATGCCATTCGTTAGTTTTGAAATCTCCTTCGATAAAGTATTGAATTGACGCTCTCGCTCTTCTTCCTCTTTAATTGCCTCCTCTAGTTCTTTATAACCAGATTGCAACTCCTTTGCTTTATCTTGAGCGTCCTTAATCCTATTTATTCTGAAGGTCTCTTCAATAGACTGTGTACAAGTGGGGCATACCGTATTTTCTGTAAAAAACTTATGTTCCTTAGTAATTACAGACACTTTCTGAGAAATTTTACCTTTAAGATTTCCCAACTTACGAAGTTTTTCAGCATATCCAGTGACAACATCTTGTTCACGAATAAGTTCGCGGAGAGGTTCTTCTAAAGAAAAATTCTCTTCCATATAATTGCCAATTTCAGAATCTAAATTGGCAATCTTTTCTTTATTGGCATTAATATTGGCATTTCCACGATTTTCTAATTCTTCAATAAAGTTCTTTTGCATTTCAACTTTATCTTTTAAGTTTTCCTTCTTCAATTCTAAGGTTTTAATCTCTTCCTTAGATTGACGAATCTTTTCTTTGATTACAGTATTCATAGAAGAAAAAATTTTAATATCAAGCAAGTCTTCAATCACTTCACGACGATGAGCTGCAGGAAGTTGCATAAAAGGAACAAAAGTACTTGAACCTAGAATTACAATCTGAGTGAAAGACTTATAGTTCATTTTAAGAACATTTTGTTCCAGCCATTTTTGCTGATCCAATGCTGCTGCAGACTGATCTAGTGCAGCACCATTTCTCCAAATTTCAAACACTGCTGGTTTGATTCCACGAATCACTTTCCATTCAGTAGAACCAATAGAAAACTCCACCTCAACTTTACAATCCTTGTCGTTAGTTGAGTTGATAAGTTGTGGTTTATTAATTTTACGAAATGGTTTTCCAAACAAAGAAAAAGTAAGAGCATCCAAAACCGTACTCTTACCGGCACCGTTTGTGCCGATAATTAAATTGGTTTTGTTTTGTGTAAAATCAATTTCAGTGTAGTGATTTCCAGTGCTTAAGAAATTTTTCCACTTAACAGTTTTAAATAAAATCATAATCAGTATCGGGAGGAATTACGATATCATCGGGAGTAATGACTGTATATTGATACCCGTGAAGTTCACAGGTTTTTAGCATTACATCGTCTTCAATTTCAATGACGTGCATTTCTGGATATCCATCTTCTTCTAACATCATAGCATATCTCACCGCATCGTCTTCTTCCTGAAAGAGATACAGTATCTGATCTCCCTCATCATCTGTTACGGAATATGCTCCTTCTTTTTCTTTACCACTAATTGTGATGATAAACATTAAACTAATTCACAAGCTTCTTGATAAATTTCTTGTATCATTTTTTGAACTATTGATTTATCTAGACTAATTTCTGCTTCCTCAATATATCTATTTAAAATAGATAAAGTGTCTTCAGATTCAAATGCTTCAAACTCTTCAGATTCTTGAATAACAAAATTTTCAACAACTTTAAGTTCTGCGATATTTGAAGAGTATAACTTGTCAATAAATTTTTCAAACTTTTTAGTGTCTGATTTTTTACGAACAATTACTCTTACAATTTTATTTTCATACTCACGAGTATCAAAAGTTTGACAATTTGTATCCTCATAATAAATGTTATAAAACAAACGGTATGGATTGTTTACTGGAGTATGAGTGATTGTTTCCGTATCAAAAATATGAAATCCTCTTGTATCATTTACATCATTCCAGAACATTTCATAAGGATTACCCAAATAAAATACTGTTCCATCATCAGATCGAGTATGGTAATGTCCAGAATAAACACGGGTAAACTTGCAAAACAATTTGCTTTCCAAACCGTGTTCCATAACGATTTGTTTATTCACTCTAAAACCTTGAAGTTCAAGGTGTCCCATTGCACATTTACAAGATGTCTTTTGAATGAGTTTTAAACTTTTTTCTTCATTCTCTTGATTAATCCAAGGAATAAAAAGTGTGGGTAATTGACCCAACATCACTTCTGTTGGATCTGAATATACAGTTACATTATCATACTCACGAAGCAATAAATCCACAGCATTTACTTCGTTAGTATTCTTATAATAAGCAGTATGATTACCAACAATTGTATGAACCTTTACTCCCATTTCTTGGAGACGGTCATAATAATTATTTTTTGCCCAGGAAAGAGCAGAGAAATCAATTCCTTTACGACTATCAAAAGTATCGCCCATATCAACGACCGTAGTAATTCCTTCCTCCTCTAAAGTAGGAAAAAATACGTCATTATAGAACTTCAGAAAGTAATCGTGAAAGAGTTTAGAATTCTTTCGTGCTCCAAAGTGCTGGTCAGTGATAATAGCGACTTTCATTCAATAGCGAAGTTTGGAATGTACAGCGTCCTTGATGCTATTATAGTCTGAATAATTGCTGCCGTCAATACTGTTGTCATCGAAAACTTCAGAGAACCCAGAACGCTCAAGGATTTTGTTCTTGATTTCTAACTGACGCTTTTCTTTACCAATCCTACGAACAAAGGCATAGTGAATGATTTGAGTGAAGTATGCGAAAGGATTCTGCGACTTCTCAGGATTGAAGTTATGAATATACTGAACGCAATTTTCAATACCATCCGAAATCATATCTTCCTTGAACATATAGTTCACGAAGTTTGGTTTGAAAGATAGATGATTTGCGATCTTTAGGAAACACTCACCAATGTAGCGTGGAATGGGAGGTTTTGTATCCCAAGACTTTCCTCTGTCTTCTTTCGTTGGTTCTCTTCCATACTTTTGAATGAAGGTGATTTCTACATCTTCACGGTACTTAATCAATGCTGCAAGAAACTCTTTATTGTTGACGTAGTGCTCTGACCTTTTTCTTTTGGTCATAACTGCTGTGGTTATCATTAGTTTTTATCATTATTATGTAGAGATTATAACACTTTCAGAAATGCTTGACAAGGTTCTTGAAAGTGTGTACAATAACCTTTGTCAGGGTTGAAAAGATTGGTTTAGCTATTTTTAAAGAGCTTTTCTAATATTTCTTTAGCATCGTGAACATTTGAAATATATCCCATTCTACGATTAATCTTTGATTGATTATTTTTACTTTTGCTAGATTGTCTAGCATAGTTTTGATACATCATAATCATTTCAATATCTGAGGATTCGGAAAGAGTTAATACGTCTTCAAGATTAATAATAAACATATCATCTGTTGTTGTTTTTAACCAAGGTTCTATTTTATATCCAACAACACCAGATCTTCCTTTAATTTCAGAAACTATAATAGGATTAGAAATGATTAATAGTGTCCTATCTTCTTCTTCTGAAGCTGCTACCTTTGCAAAGATTTCCTCTCCGCTTTTTAATTTAACTGTTGCATAAAAGTCTTCTTCAATTCCCATTTTTCTTTAGTTGTATAGTGATTATCTCATAGTTGAAGTTCTCTTCATTATAGATTTTAATTCTTTCAATGAGATGATTTAGAGTATAATTCTTTCTTGAGTTATAAGTACAGTCATCAGCGATATCATAAAGTGTTGCTTTTACTTTGTCTTTTCCTTTTCTAAGAACTCGTCCAATACTTTGAAGATTACGGATTCTTGATTTACTTGGAGAGGCAAAGATAACATTATGGAGGTTTTTAATGTTGATACCAGTAGAAAAAGTTCCATAAGAAGCAACAATAACTGAGTTGTTTTCCCTCTCCGTTATCTCCCTTACCAATTCTCTTTCTTCCGCATCTACACCACCATGAACAAAGAATACTTTACGTTCATCTCGCTTCGAACTATTTATCTTTTCGTAGAGTATTGCTCCGTGTGCCTCTACTCTAGAAAAAAGAACAAGAGTATTGCCCTTTAAATCTAGAGTAAGATTTTTAATAAAGTTATTTCTTTGTTCGTGAGAGATTAGATATTGTATCTCATCTTCATATGTTTCAAACTTCTGTGGAGAATGTTTAAGAACAATGCACTGAATATCAAGTTGAGATAAGTGTCCTTGTCTCATCAATTCATCAGTTCTGGTTACTTTGTATGATGGACCAAATAATCCTTCCAGAACCCACTTGTGAGTTTGCGTACCATCTAATGTTCCAGTGAATCCAAAACGATACTTAGCGTGATGAAGTTTAGTCATAATTTCTACAAGAGATTTGCTCTTGAATAAATGTGCTTCATCGCCTATAATGACACCATAATCTTCAAAGAATGAACGTTCTAGTTTATAGACTGATTGCCAAGTTGTAATTGTAACTGGAAACTCATTTGTTTTTTCTCTACCAGAATAAATACGGTGGCAATATGTCTCAGCATCCCAACCATAATCCTGGAAATCCTTATACATCTGCTCTACCAGAGATGTCGTTGGAACGACTAAAAGTATTTTTTCGTTCCTATCTACATAGTATCTCACTAATGAATAAATCATCAGAGATTTGCCTGATGCAGTGGGACTTATCAGTAGCTTTCGATTATGTTTTAGAGCATCGTATACTCCCTCTATTTGATACTGTCGTGGAGAATGAGCACAAATAGAGTGCATATAATCTTT